CCGTTACACCTCCGCGTTATCTCCGTGGGGGGTGAACCTCGAGCTCCTGGGCGGTGCCGGTTCCGCTGGTGCTCTAGTTCTCCGTGGTGTCTCGGCGTTCCGGGGTCGTCGTTTCATTCGTCTTGCTAGCTCCCTGAGGTCTTGCATTTGGTCCTGGTCTGGACCTCTTCCTCCATTCTCTGCAAACACAGCTGCAACTGCGTCGTAGAACTCCTCTGGTGCTGGTTCCTGGTGTGGGAGGCCGTACACACTGTTGGCTAGACGTCTGATTTTGGTCATGTCGGTTGGCTTTGTGATGGGCTGTTTGATGTAGTCCTCGTACTCGTCGCCTGGCTCTGGGTCTCTTCCAGTGATCAGGTAGTACTTGAACTGCCCAGGAGATGGTCCGCGGTAGTTGTTCAGCGCGACCCACTCCGGTGTGGCAAAGTCTGCTCCGGCTCTCACGGCGTCCAGTGAGATGCGGGCCGCTCTTGCCTCTTGGGCATGGTGTTGGTCTGGTCCTTTTGGCTTCTCAGGGTGCTTTGGGGGCGTACTGATCAGCTTCCCAAACTTGACTGCTTCAGGGTCCTCTTTTGACCACTCGTACATGTGGTCTGTGAGGTCGTTCTTTCTTGTCCACGCCATGAGCTTTAGGAGCTTGTAGATTTCGACGTCCTTGACTTCCTTCGCTCGTGCCATTGTGGCGTTCAGGAGGCTTTGCAGCTCCTCGTCCATCCCGGATGCAGTTGATGCCATCAGCTCCCCCAGATACTTGATCCGCTTGTTGGATCCCTTTGCCTTCTGTACTGGCAGGGTTCCGGTCTGGATCAGGTGGGCGGCCAGGGATGTGTTGCGCACCTCCTCGTCCACTCCTGGTTGGTTGCCGATGAGTGGCAGCCCTTGCTCGTGGGCTGCGATGGCTTTGATGTCCACTCCGCAGATTGGTATGATTGTCTCCTCGTCATCGGCGATTTCGCCGGTGAATACCATCCTTGGAACTCCCTCCTCGATGTCGTTTACGAGCAGCGACAGTCCTAGCTGAGCAGAGGGACCCATGATTGGTCCAGCAAAGATCTTCTCAACTACTATGTTGCCGTTCCTCTTGATCTCCTTGAGTGGGAGTGCAGTGTAGCACATGTTGTCTCCCTCAAAGGGTATGTCCTCTCCTATTCCCCACACGCCTCCTGTGTCGTTTGCGAAGTGGGATAGGACCTGCTGGTTGGCATCTAGAAGTTCGGGGTACTCCCCTGGTATGATGATTGCCAGGGACCCGAATGCCTCGCCTGGTGCACTTTTGACTGTGTGCACCACAGGGACGATGACTCCTTTTGAAGGGGGAGGAAGCTCGACTTCCTCGTAGTTGGCGGACTCTAGCCTGTTCTTCAGGGCCCGAGAGAATTTCCCGTCGGGCCCTCCGCTGGCCCAGGACTCTAGCACGTCTTTGTAGCGTCCTCCAGCGGCCATTGAGTGGTATCGTCCGCCTGCTGCATTGGTCTTGGTGAGATCTCCGATGAATTGGTCTGCCATTCCTATGAGTGGTGCTGCCATCGGGAACAGCGTTGACAGTACAGGAGCTGCCACCTTCCGGATTCCCCTGACTATGTCTCTCCAGCCCCATGCTTTTGACGTGGGCAGGTCGCTGGAGAAGTCAGTGATCTCATTGAAGACTCTGGTCCTCTCTCTGTACTCCTCTGTCTTCCAGACTGTCCTTATGTCCAGCTCCTCTCTGTGAGACAGGATCATCTTGGCGTAGTTCAGGCCCTCTGGGTCGTACTTGCCATAGCGTGTCACCATGTTCTTCAGGAGCTCTGGATTTGGGATCAGCTCGTAGTTGGACACTCCTGCTACGGTCAGGATTGACAGTGGTGTCATCTTCTCATAGGCCACCAGGGTGATTGGCCTGAGCACCCCTGGGACGTTCCCGTTTCCTGATGAAAAGGACACGGATGCGGGCCCCAGGGTTCCCAGGGTGGCGACGTTGCCGATGGCTGTCTGCTGGTTGATCTTGTATGACAGCCTGACTCTTGTGATCGGCTTGGTGATGTTCTCGGTCGGGATGGACTGGGTCATCTTGGCTGAGACTCCTCTGTAGTTGTCGGCTGTTGCCAGCACTGAGCTGACCACCGTTACCACAGGGACGTCGTTGTCAAGTCCCATGAAGTCCAGTTGGAAGTCGAACTTGGTCTCCGTTGGGGGGTTGTCCGCCAGACTGAAGTTGATGTCTCCCGTCACTGTTGTTGAGTTGACGATGTCTGCGTTCCCCTCGTAGAGGGTGGTGAGGGTCCCTGTCGCTGGAACGGGGGGCAGGCGCTGGGATGGGAGGTCGATCTCGTACCTCCTCGGTGCAATCGCAGCTGTGCACCTCATCTTCGCCCCGTTCATCGATTGGAGACCCTGGGGTGTCTCGTCCTCTAGTCGGACGTATGGCTTGTCGAACCCGGTTGGTAGGTTCAGGACTGTGACTCCTTTGGTCACCAGCTGGTTGTTGACCTTGTCCTGAGGGTTCGTTGTTAGAGACATCAGGCTGTTGTAGGTCAGGCTCTCGACCTCAGACAGACTGCCTTCGAATGTGGCAGCGTTGAGCGTTCCGTTCAGGGCATAGAGGCCAGCCGGCAGTGTGGAGCTTTGGATGTCGTACTTCCGTGAAATCAGCCTCCCATAGTTGAAGGCCTTCTTCAGGTCCTGCGACGTCTCCAGCCACCGGTCGAACTCCAGCTCCGTCTGGTTCACATTCCATCTGTAGTGAGCACCGACCCTTGATCCTGGCGCTCCAGGGAAACAAACAAGAATGCCACTTCCTGATTCTGAGACCTCTAAGTTGTATGACGAGGTCTCTTGTTTTAAGATGTGTCTCTCCGTTATGTCGTCCGGGATGCTTGCTGGTCCAGTCTCGGGAAGCATAATGGATTTCAAGTAAGTTGCGGTTGCCTTGTTTGTGTTCATCTTGCATTGATATAGATTTT